AATCGCTTCTGCTGCGATGCCAATATAGTTTACTGCAGTTACGTTAGTTACAATACTAGTGGGACTGAAGACAACCGCTGTACCATAACTAGAGTTTCCAACATTTCTATAAGCAATAACTACTTTAGCATTGTCAGGGTCATATGTTACTGAAAAGAAATCTGAATTATCATCGAATATGAGAGGAGTGCCAAAACTAATACTTGTTCCACTTACAGTTCCTGCAATTGCTGTTCCTTGGTTGGAGTTACCAGCGTCTCTATAAGCAATAACTATTTTACCACTGTTAGCGTCATATGATGTCTGTGCGGTTTGGTTGCAATTAATACTAGCAGATTCAAATACTACGGGAGTGCCAAAACTAATTGATGTTCCACTCACAGTCCCTACAACTGCTGTTCCATAATCAGAGTTATTTGAATCTTGATAACCAACAACTACTTTTTGATTGGAAGAATCATATGCTATTGAAGGAGAAGTTATGGCACCAGCTCCAAATGTAGCACTAGATCCAAAACTAATTGAAGTGCCACTTACAGTTCCTACAATTCCTCTTCCACCATTACGATTATAGGCAATAACTACTTTATTGTTAGTGGAGTCAAATGTTACTCCATTAGTACCAACAGTGCCACTATTCTCAAATACTACTGGACTACCAAAACTGATTGATGTACCACTGACGGTTCCAATAATTGCTGTTCCGTAACCAGAGTTTCCAGTATCTCTATAAATAATAACTACTTTATTGCTATTAGAGTCAAATGTTGCTGAAATATATCGAGTATTAGCAGATTCAAATGTAACGGGAGAACCAAAACTAATACTGGTTCCACTTACTGTTCCTACAACTGCTTTTCCATGTTGAGAGTCATCATAATCCATATAAGCGATAACTACTTTATTACTATTGGAGTCAAATGTTGCTGAAATATGCTCAGCTTCACCAGATTCAAATACAGTAGGAGAACCAAAACTAATTGAAGTGCCACTGACGGTTCCTACAACTGCTGTTCCATAATTAGAGTTTGCAAGATCTTTGTAAGCAATAACCACTTTATTGTTATATGAGTCGTATGTCGATGCGGTATAGTTGCTATTGGCTGATTCAAATACAGCAGGAGTACCAGCATTTGGATTAGAGGAACCTGTTTCACCAACTACGCTAACAGTTCCATTAGTATTAATAATTACTGTGTCACCATTGGCAATTGCTCCACTTGCAACAAAGTCATAGCTTCCGCCACCACTTGCATCTTGCCATGATGGATTATTACTAGAACCATTAGAGGTTAGGACTTGACCAGCAGACCCATAGACAGTTATACCAGTACCACCATTTTCTACGGGTAAAGTACCGCCAGTACCACCCCTTGCTACAGGTAAAGTACCGCTAACAATTGCTGACGCATCAAAAGATACAGGTGCAGTGCTAGTTAATGGCACCCACTGAGCGGTGTCGCCGTCGTCATAGTAAATGTATGCTGTAGATTCATCAGAATCCCAATAAATCTGACCAGCAACGCCAGTTGGAGTACTGCTAGAAATAAATACTGGCTCTATACTAGAGCTAGAGATTTTCCACTTTTCTCCGTCAAAGGTCCAGCTAACCCCGCCAGATGAAAACACCTGCCCATTAGTTGGTGAAGCGGGGAAATCTAGAGCCATAAAGCAAGATTGTTCTCTATATTATTCCTTGTCAAGGAGCCGTAGGCCAGGTCACATCGTGAGGGAAGCCGTCGGAAGCGGGTAAGTCACGCAGACTGGCCCTATACGCTGCCCAAGCAGTTGCATCAGCACCACTATCGGGTAATTGAGTCCAGTCAGAGTCAGCAAGTTTTTTGTTGCGTTGGGTGCGAACACCAGCTGCAGCTTTTGCGTCAACACCAGCACGATAAGCGGCTTCGTTGTCAGCAGCAGTGGTTACGTTGCCGTCGTCGTCAGTAGTATCCGTAAAAACCGGACCAGCGACGAAGCGAGTAAACCATTGACCATCAACTTCTTCAACGCCATCCCGAACGCTGACACCATAAGGAGCAGTTACGGTTGCTGCAGGCCCATTTAAGACAACGTCATAACCATAGCTGTCAAGAATGTCAGCAGTGATTTGCTTGGGGAAGCTGGTGTTCTGATTGTCAGATTTAAATTGGCTGATCGTAATGACAGCGCCAGTTGAACGATTGCGGATTTCCATGATTAAGCAATTGCGAGGAAGAGGTAGGTGCCACCGCTGGCGTTGAGGCCAGCAGAAGTAGAACCATTGATTATGAATCCAGCATTAAATGCATCGATGAAGTCGTTGTTGTTATATTCACCATTAGTATTGTCAAGGGCAACATAAGGATCGTTACCAGCATTAATGCCACGGGCTGTATCCCAAACGTACCAATTACCAGTGCCATCAGTACGTTTTACCATTACAAAGCGAGCACCATTGGTAAATCCACAATCAACCTGAAGGCCATTTGTTGCAGTTCCTGTGTAAGAACCAACTTTGCTAACACCTGAAACATCGCCAAACAAATAAGCAATGTACTCTCCACCAGAACCGTTTGTACCAGTATCTGTGCCTACGCTAAATACTGAATCTGTTGGTGTTGTGTTGTTCCACCTTGCATTTGTAACCCCAGCATTAGAGTCATTAAGCCATATGTTTTTGTTGTTCCCAAGTGCTTCGTGGTAGACGGACCAGCTTTCTGCACTATCGCGCTTTTTAACAATCATCATCTTAGGTACAGCGCCAAGGTTATGGGCAATCGTTCTTGCTGATCCCGTTCCATCATAAGCCACAATATCAAAAAACCCTGGAGCACGGCGGAAGGTGTAATCAACAATAGAATTTGAGGCAAAAAAGCCAGTATGGCGGAACCCGTATTGTTCATCAAGGCTCCATTGCGTATAACTTGTTTCAGCGGAATTCTGATTTGTTCTAAGAAGTCCTCCGTTACCGATCAATCGAGTTACAACCCATGTATCCCATCCACTACTTCTAACTCCAGTTATTGTTAAGTCTGCTGTGACTGAGGTACTTGTAAGAGTACCACTACTGCCGTCATCGGTTGAAGTCTGGACATCAAATACTTCTGTTCCAGCAGTCGGCGGCTTATGGGGACGACGGATTGCGATGTAGATGTATGTTGCACTGGAAGATATATCTGCATAAAATCCAGTCGAAGTGGGAGATGTAATAAGTCCACTAACAGTTTCTGCATTATTGCCATCGGCTCTAAGGAAATTACTAAAAGTATTACCATGTGGAGCAATCCAGCCACGCATGGTGTCTACTAAATACCAACTTTGGGAGCTATCTGTGCGCTTAATTAAAGCAAATTGAGCATCCCAACCCAAATCAACTGTTGCTTTTCCTGTGCTATCAGTTGTGAAAGTTCCACACTTAATAATTGACTCGTCGCTAGCTGTGCCAAACGATTGATCGTCGTGGGCGAAGACGTAGGCGACATATGTTCTTCCACTACTATTCACACTTCCATAATTATTAACACTAAAATGAGTGCTGTTAATTGTCTGAGTATTACTACCCCAAGGGTTAATTCCACTTAAAAGTGAATCATTTGTATTTAATTGTAAGTAACTGGTTGTAGCTATATTTCTGTGCCATACAATCCAATTTTCAGAATCACTTGTGCATTTAACCATAATCATCCCTGGTGTTGAACCTAGATTATGGGAGATTAAACGCTCATCAACTCCATTACCAGTCCAAGTAACTACATCAAAAAACCCTGGCGCTTTGCGGAAATTCCAAGATACATAGTTAGAGCTAGAATCATTTGTATCGTTGCCACTATGGTTTAATACAAAGCCGTTTGTTGTGGCATTTACATAAGACGAAATGCTCAACTGTCCGCTATTTGAGTTTGGAAAAAGTATATTCGATGCTGTTGAACTAAAGCCTCGCTCTGTATCAAATAAATTGTGATCAGACGTGCCACTCCGCCGCTTGATCCATGTCATACCTCCTTCGCCGGTTATGTCTATGCCGTGCGTAATTGTTTGAGCACTACCTGTGCCTTCATACACATAAGTGCTGAACACGTCATCGACGTACAAACCTTCACCAGCTGCAGCCCCGGCGGCTGCCTGCGTTAACTGTTTACCTAACATCAGACATAGCTCCCGACATATGCACCGTAAAGAGTGGTGCTAACTTTCCACAAAACAAGTACATCTTTTGCAGTTAAAGTTGGAGCTGCATTACCAGCACTTGTTGTCCAAGTAATTGTAGGCCAAGTAACAGTGTAAGTAGCACCTCCTTCGAGGTGAAGTACAACAGATTGACCCGCTTCAAGTGAGTCGGTAAAGGTCGGAGCACCTGTTAAAACAGATGTTTGAATTGAGCCATTGGCAGGATCAAGAGCAATCGAACCTGTGGTAGCAAGAGTATGTACAGTCTCTTTTAATTCGCCAAAAGTTTGCTGTGCAGTGTAAGTCTGCGCTACATCAGTCTTTGCAGTGTCAGCATCATAAGCTTGAACAGTTGATCCGATATTTGAAGATACAAGACCATTCTCTGTCAAGTTGTCAACCGTTACCGTTTTGGTGCTGGTTGTGATTGAATCAACCTTTACAGTTCCGTAAGCCATGATTAACTAATAACCCAAGTAGCGTTTGCAGGTACGGTGACAGAAACACCGCTTGAGATTTCAATGGGGCCAACGGCGTGACCGTTAGTGCCTGTAGTTAAAGTATAATTAGAAGAGATGACTTGCTGGTTTTCAACAATTACTGTGCTGCCACCACTTCCGCCGGCACTTGCAACCAGTGCAACCCACTGTGCAGAACCGTTGCCATCATCATAATAGATATAAGGATTACCTTCATCGCTATCCCAGTAAACATCACCTACATCTGGGTTGCTTGGTAATGCACTCGAAATAGTAATGCTTCCGCCGGCACTACCACCAACTTCGACGATTGCTTCAGTGCCTGACTGATCAGTCTTTAAGAACAACTTTCCATCGAAAGTGTTCATTGCCAGCTCACCTAAAGCGAGCTGAGACGTGGTAGGAATCGCCCCAGACGTTGCTGAACGTCTAAGTTTGATGGTGCTAGCCATGTGGCTCCCTTGTGTGCCTATATAGGCCGGTACACCGTTATATAACGGCGAACTAGGCTACCTATCAATACGAACCGCCGTCGATCGTTTCTAAGTCAGTTTCAAGCTCTTGCAAAGCCGTCTTTATATCAGTATTATCAGTAATAATAGTGCCCGTAAATGTACCCAAGTTGCTTGCATTTAATGCCACACCAGTCAAAGCGACTAACTCATTATTAATGTCATTAGTACGGCCTGCACCGATGATGAGAATGCTGCCGCTAGTAGCATGCGACTTTGTGACAAGACCAACTTTTTGTACTTTTTCAGTTGCAGCAGTAGGACGTGTAGTTGTTAATGAGCCGGCAGTAGAGTGAAGGTAAAGTGAATCTCCTGCGCTATAACTACTAGTGTCAACATTTAGAAGCTGACCGCTAAGAATTACTTGACCGTCATTGCCGTCGGTAACATCAGCGTAAACCAATCCGATCGCAGGATAAGTATTTGTGCCATTGTTGTCGGCTAATGCGATGATTGGCTTACCTGAAGAGTGTGTACCTGCGACATAAACGACATCACCTTTATTTATAGTTGAGCCAGACTGATTATGTACGTCGAGCAGTAAAACATCAGTATCAATATTTGTCGTACTTGCAGCAGTTATCCGACCTTGCTGGTCAACAGTAATAATCGGAATAGCACTAGACGATCCGTACTGAGCAGGTGTTACGGCAGTATCAGAAAGAGCGACTGTAATAGTGTCGACTGGATCGTTGTATGTGACGCCAATACCAGTACCGCCAGCCAAAGCCGCTGCAATAGTATCTTCTACACCTTCCGCTTCTGCTTCAACAACGGTAAGGGTGCTGCCCTCAACCATATATAGTCGATTTTGATCTTTGGCGTAACAGAGTTCGCCATCCACTAAATCCGCGATGCTTGCCGAGATATTGCTGAACGAACCCCGAACTAATTGAATTTTGGCTCTATTAGCAGGGGTTGGCATCGACCGAAAATTGCTAGACTAGTATTCCTTAGGAATCAAAGTCGCCACCAGTAACTTCAGAGCCGCCAAGGGCAATGCTCAACTCGACCCATGAGCTGTTATATCGTACATAATAATTACCATCTTCAGGCGCTTCAGAAATACCAGCACCACCATGACGAGTTGTTTGAGGCACGAATAATGCCACCCAAGAGCTGCCGTCCCATGTCAGAACATGACCAACCTTTGGCTCGGCAATGAATACACCATTTAAATCACCAAGCGAAACAGCTGTTGCATCTAAATCCCTACCATCTCTGCCTGGCGGTCCTATAAGACCACGTTCTCCACGTTCTCCACGCAATCCTTGATCACCGCGATCTCCTTTCGCCCCAGACTTGCCGTCCTTAATACTGGATGCATAACGTATCGCTGAGTCTAATTCACGTTCTTTTTTCTCCTGGCGAGCAATGTCTTGTTGTTCTTTTACAGCATCAAGAACTTCTTTCGTTACCAGTGAAAAGATTTCTACAACAACGATCTCGTTGCTTTTCTTAAATACAGACCCTGGGAACATCTTGGAAAGAATATCCACAACCTGTTTTGTCTCTACAGGTGTCAGACCCAGTAGCTGCAAGGTCCAAGTAGCTTCGAACCCATCTATCGCTGGCAATCCAAGAATGCCAATTGTTGGACCCATACCAATGGGTGCCATGCCATTACGATTGACCTCTACCGTGTCAAACAACTCGCGAAGCAGTGCATCGTTGACAATCGCCTTGCGGATTGAATCAGCAGAGGTAATCTTTACAGCCATTAGCGTTTAGCTTTTTTTGTGCCCTTACCTGGCGCAAGCCTACCGTTTTTGCCGTGACCGTTTCTAGCTCGGTTCTTTTTAGGGTCTTCTAACTTATACCCACCGCCGGCAGTATGACTAACATCCTTACCGCCTTTACCCATAATTCCTCTGGCGCGACGTTCGCGTGCTAATTCTGCCCTGTATTTCTTTTGCTCGGGTTTGGCATTCCGTTTTTTATCATAAGCAAGTTTCTTCTTATACGCCTCAGGATTCGAAGCGTAAAATTTGGCAGTACGTCCCTTAGCGGCCATTCTTCTTGCCTCGCTTCAGGCGACCAGTTGCTCCACTGCGGGTTTTCTTACTGACAGGCGATGCCTTGCCGCCGTATTCACTAATAACTTTGCCTTTTTTGGCTTTCGACTTGCCCAGTTGCCTGGCAATCGATAATGACATTGCCATTGGTTACCTGCATCGTAATAGTTTTCCGCTTTACAACGGAGACCCGTCTAAATTGCGAGATCCTGGTACATATGCAGGCTCACCGAGACTACCGTCATTGACAGGGTCATCAATTTGACGAACAATAACTTTAGGATGTGCTGCAATGATATCAGCATCAATATTGACGCCATCAATGTAACGCGGACCCTTTAGATACTGTATATCGTCGTTCATTCTTCAGTAACCTCAGGTTCAGAAATCTCAACAGGCTTTTTAGCGACTCGACGTGCCTTAGGCTTTGGAGCAGGCTTTTCTTCAACCTTCTCTTCAACAACCTTTTCAGTTCCTTTGACTTTCCAGCCAGCTGCAAGAAGCTCTTTAGCTTGAATGGTGAAATATGCTTTGCGCTCCTCGTCACCCTTGACGAAGATGGTCGGCAACTCAGGTAAATGCATGATAAAAAAAAGGGTGACCTCAAGCCACCCTTATTATTCCAGTGATTAGATATCAGGCGACGTTGTCGACGACATCGAGGAAAGCAGTGCCAACAGACACAGTACCAGAACCAGCAGTGGCGGTGTACTTGATCAGGTTGTCAGCATCGCAAAGAGCACCACGAAGATGGGCAATAGCAGTGCCGTTCTCGTCAAAGTCAGAAGCGGTGAAGGTCACGTCTTGACCGCCGATGTTGAACACAACGGTGGCGTTGCCGGTGATGGTCGTGTTGACCAGACCAACGCGGATGGTCTTGATGAACTTCAGAGTGACAGGAGCTGCGGCATCAGAAGCGGTAACGAGGAAGTCTGCGTCAATATCAAACTTCTCGCGGGGAAACATTCCCGAAGAACGTGCGGCCATGATTAAAAAAAGAAAGATCTAAAACCTGCGTCCAACAGATGACGACTCGGTTCTGTATTAGAGTTCCCAATGGACAAAAAAAGAGAGGG